TATCAATTGTACGAGCAAATCTAATATCTTCAGCTGCTAATGTAGCTTTACCTTCTGTGTTTTCATCATATCCTAAGAATGCTTTAGGTATTTTAAGAGCAGCAAATAATTTATCTCTTAGATATTCTACATCTTGAATACCATCATATGATAATCCTGGAGTAGTATCTATTTTTGTTGCATTATCATTTCCACGAACAGGAATATAGAAATCTTCTAACATATTTTGCATGTTATATTTCAAGTTATATTCACCTGTTTTTTCATCCATCATAGGAGTACGTTTCATACTTGAAATAGTTTTCTGCATAAATGCTTCTACTTCATTAGGTGGAATAGCTCCAACGTTTACATAAAATACTCTTTTTTCTGGTGCACGAGCAATTCTATGAATTAACATCGCGTCTTCCATTAATGTATATTGTTTAAATAATTTTCTAGCTGGTTCAATATATGCTCTACCATAAGGAAGATAATTAACATCAGCTACAAATCTAAAATGTGCCATTTCGTAATTATCAAACACAATACCACCTCTATCATCATTTACATTTTGATTAGGTACATTATAGTAACCATAAGAGCCACCTGCGAATCCATCAGGATTCCATCTAAATTTTACTTCTGATGGGTTTTCAGGATTTTGACCTTCTATTCTTTCAATGTGATAAGCAGTATAAGGTATTACATTATAAACACCAAATTTTTCTGATATTTCCATTTTTAGGAAAAAATCACCATACTTACACATTTGTCTAATCCACATCCAAGCATTAAATTCAATATTTAATACATCATAAAATAAATTATAAAGAATTTTTTGTATATCTTCATTTGAACTTCTAATTTGAAGTACTTCACCCATATCATTTTTAAGGGTAGATTCATCAGCTAATATATCTAAAGCAGAGGCAATAATAGCATCCTGATCCATTATATCATATTCTGAATATAGTTGGGGTCTTAAATAATTATAATTTAAGTTAAATTGGGCTCCATATAAAGATGAAGGAGCTGTTGAGTATACTCGATTAAATCGGTCAACTAAAGCATTAGTTTCATATTCGCCACTTGATTGTATATGACCTGAATCTATTGTTTTAATTTGATTACCACCAACGTTCCTAATAACAACGTCAGTTGAAAATAATCTCTGTAATCTTGAAAATATGCTTGTATTTGCCATTTCTATATATTAATTATTGTTATAAATATTACTATAATAACCAATCAATGTTTTCTTTACCCTTATTTGTATCAATTTGATAGGGATTTTTCATTTGTTGGTTATTACCATAACTCCCTTGATATGCTGTTCTATTAACTTGCATATTATTTAAGGATTGTCTGGTTAAGTCTATTCCTCTTTGTTTAAATTTTAATGCTGTATCTCTAATGTACATAGCAATACTAAAAGCCATAACTAAATCATCATTGTACCCTGATTGAGCTTCTGGTCTTCCATTACGCCATATAAATGTTTTCATTTCTTCTACTAATCTTTTAGATTGTATTGTTACTCCTTTATCACTTATGTATTCTTGGAATTTACCAATTACCATAGGTCTCGTTCTTGATGACATAGTAAATCCAGGAACCATTTTTGAATGATCTTGATATTTATCAAAATACGAATTAACATTGGCTTCTCCACCCTTTTGTGAATAGTAGAGGTTTTGATATTGTCTATCAATAACAACTTGTATAGTTGCCCACCCAATATTAGCATTTTCTATTACTAACATTGCTTCATTATATTCTGTAGCTATACCTACTAATAAATGTCCATATTCTTTAGTTCCAATTTGTCCCTTATATTCAGCTACTTGTACATTTGTTTCTGTGTCTATAACATGAAATGCAGAATAATCTTTACCATCACCTCTAGATACATCAGCTACTACCATATAATTTCTTGAATAATCTGCTTGTTCCCAAACCCATAAATTTTGATCATTACCTCTTCTTTCTAATGGGTCTTTAACAAATGATTTTTCATAGTATTCTATATATTCAGGATAAAATACAATATCACCAGAAGTGCTAAAATCACAATCACATTCTTGTGCTGCCATTCTAGGATCACCTAATAATTCATCTTGTCTTTTTCTCCATGCTTCATCTCTATCTGGGTGTACATACCAAGGTAATTTAATAGGCAAAAAGTCATTTTCTGCTGCTTCTGCTCTTGACCATGTTTGGTGAAACCAATTACCTGTACCATAAGGTGTAGATAATGCTATACAACCACCTCCAGTTGCTAGTGTTTGTTGTGCTGATGCCCATATTTCACCAATATTTTCAATAAAGGCTGCCTCATCAATTAGTAGTAAAGATACTGCTTCTGATCTACCTGCATCACTTGAAGCTGATGTTGCTTTAATTTGGGATCCGTTTGCTAATCGTAGTGTTAATTTATTATTTTCAGGTGCATCTATTTTAAGCCATGATGGTAAATTTTCATACATAAATTTTACCTTTGTTACCATGTTTTTAGCTGTGTCCTGCTTTGTTGCAATACAAAGTACGTTTTTATCTTTATGGAAAGTCATTAACCATAAAGAATAACCTGCTGATAGAGTGGATATACCTAACTGTCTAGATTTTAATACAATAGAATAAGGATTATCACGCCATAGCGTTAATACTTTATCTTGGAATGGATATAAATTAAATTGTATACGTCCACGTTGTGGGTGTTGTATATAACAATATTTACGCATAAAATGTACTGGGTCCTTAGCACATTTTAAATATTCTTGACGTATTACTTTTTTTAAATCTGACATATTATTTTGCTAATAGTAGTACTAATCCTCCAACTACTAATGCGCCTGAACCTAATTGAAACAATTTAGTTTTGGCTTTTTGTTTTTTTAAATCTGTTTGTAATTTTAGAGATAATTCTTGTGATATAGCTAATTGGTCAGATTTTGCTAATAATATATTTTCAAAATTCATAACACTTTTATTTAAATTAAATATAACACTATCTTTAACAACTATTTTTGTTTCTAATAAACCTAATTTATTAGATAATAATTTTAATTCTTCTTTGGCACCGTCCCCTATTATTAGGTCTTTAATTACTAGACGCGCTATCGGCTTTTTTAATTGAATCTTCGTAGTGTCTATAACGCTCTGTGAAAAACCTTGTAAGCTCATCATCATTAAAAGAATCAACGGAATTAACTTTTTCATTTACTTTATATTTTAAAGTGACAATCTTTTTATCTTGTTTGTCTATTTCTGTATCTAATTTAACAATTTGTTGGTTTAATGTATCTATTTTAAACACTAAATCATCATTTATATGGTGTAAAGAATCTACTTTAGCTTCTAAAGCATCTATTTTAACATTATAGTCCTCTACATATTTTTCATCTCCTAAAAATACAAAGTAAACTAGTGTACTTAATAGAATAAAAATTATACTATAAGTAATTAATCTTTCTTTAGACAACATCTTTTTCTAACTTTGCAACTAATGATTCTAATTCTTTCTTTTGGGGAGTTTTTTTCCTTAATATATCTTTAATTTTTTCTTTTTCTGTTTCATCAGCAGCACTATATTTTCTAGCTAATGATTTCATTTCTGAAGTAATTGATTTTAAAGCTTTAAGTGCTAAATCTAATTTTTTATGTTTACCTCTAGCTCCTTTTGCTGCTTTGATTGCATCAGCATCTACATCATCGTCATCTATATCTTCTTCAATACCAGCATCTTTTTTTAACTGTACAGTTTTTTCAAGTTCTGCATTTAAGTCTTGTTGAAGTTTAACGTCTTTAGGGTCTACTTCTTTTAGATTAGCATTTTTTCCTACTAACGCATCTGCTTCTTTATCTCTACCACTTCTTCTTAAATAATCTATATATCGTTGATCATCTTCTTTAGGTTGGATTTCCTTTAAAGCGTTAATTAAATCGCGAACAGCTTCCTCTTGTGATACATTTCTATACTTCATAAACCTAGCTACAGCTTGTCTTGCCATTCTGATTTCTTCAGATGAAGGGCTTTCATTTAAAGTATCTACAATGTTTTCTTTTATAAACGATTTTAATTCAGATTTCTTCATTATATTAGAGTTTTTATTATAAATATGTTAAAGACCAGTAATATTCAATATTTGTTCAATTCGTTCCTCTGTTGAACCCTTAATTGTTTCTATATTTTTCATCATATATGCATACTTTCTAATGAAACTTGTAATAGTAAAATCAATTATATCCCTATAATGTTCATCTGTTTCGCGTACTCCATTATCTTCAATAGGTAAGCCATCAGAAGAAATATAAAAAATATAATCATATTCTCTAATAAATTCTTTCGCATAATCAATAAATTTATCCTTATCTTGATAAGGTATGGATTTAGCATTTTGTGTAAACGCCATAACATCAATTACAGTTCTATCTGTAATAATATCCGTTTGAATCAACTCAGCACAACGTTCAGCCAAGAATATAGTTTGACCTTTTAATGTTGAATCTGTATTGAGTGGAATACCTTGCTCCATCAAATACTTAGAACGCTCTGTTCTAAACATATAATCTTTAAATTGTTTTGTTTCTTTTAAAGCATTTACTAATGTAGTTTTACCTACACTCATTGTACCGCATAAACCTATTTTCATATCTTAGTTTCTATGATTTTGTCCTTTAGGTGCTGGTTGTTTATACCAAGGCAACCCCGTTTGATTTCTAATTGCTTCTTTATGATCAGCTTCACTATACTGAATACCATATAGATAATATTCTCTTTTTTTCTCATTACCTTCAGGAATCAAAGCTGGTCCTTCCCAGTTATGTAATTTATTATCCCAAAGATAAGCTATAGTTCCATCTGCTTTTTTTAATTTTTGACTCTTAGGCCAATCATTGTTTGTATCTTGTTTTTTCATGCCCATAATATACGAAATTTATTTTAATTTTCCTAGTAAACTCTCAGCAACATATGTACCTTGTGCACCACTTACCGTTATACCTCTAGCAGAAAGAGCATCACCAACAAAGTGGACGTTAGGATACTTAGTAAGAGCTAAATCGGAATAATCGACAAGTGGTTCAGGTGATAAGTATTTTACTTCAGGCACATAAATACCCCAATCATCTTTAAGTGTTGGGAATACTTTTTTCATGTCTTCAATAAAATCATACACATACATAAAGTATGGTTGCATTGCTTTTGATATTTTATGTAATGTATCTACTTGAATAGCTGATACATTTATACCTTCAGATGTTTGTGATGGTTTTCTACTTGGACTATAATATAATCCAGTACCATCTATCTGTAATTTTTTAACTACATCTCTAGACCAATCAAATGGTTTATCAATACCTCTAACTTCCATTAGAATACCAAAATTGGTCATATCATTTCTGAATGATTCGTCTTTTTTAGCGTGTCCATTGTACGAATGATCTCCATACGTTTCTTCAACGGCAACATAAGCTGCATTGTTGTTTGTACAGAATGAACGTAATGATACTCCTTTGTCTTCGAATTTACGATACAATTTGAAATCATAGCTTACATCAATTAGTTTTTGGAAGTGTTTTTGTGGTGCTTCAAATCTAACACCTATTTGTACTGGTTTTGGTTCAGTTGGTAGATCATACTTTTCAGCTAATTGTTTACCAAAATCAATACCTGATTTACCAACACCAAAAATAAGTTCATCATATTGAATTCCTAATTCTTCACCTCCATTTAAAATATGAGCACGGAGATTATTATTATCAAAGTCAATATCTTCTACTTTAGTTTCCCATAAGAATTCTACGCCACCATCAACTAAAAAGTCATACCAATTTTTACCTATTTCGTGTAAATAATCAGTACCAACGTGCCATACTGGAAATAATCTTAACCCAAAATATGGCTTAATAAATTCTGGTTCTGCAATAGGATTTGAACATTGTACTTCCTCTGGTTTAGGGTGGAATCTCTTAAAATTATTAATTACCTGATCAAATAATTCCATTG